AGGCATCACCGTCAGCGAGCAGGGCGCCCTCGCCATCTCGACCGTATACGCCTGCATCTACCGCATCGCGTCCACCGTCAGCTCCCTGTCGCTGAACATCTACCTGCGCGAAGGGAGCCGCGTGACGCTGGCCGAGTCGCATCCGGCCTACGACCTATGCAAGTACGAGCCCAACAGCTACCAGACGGCTATGGAGTTTTGGGAGCGGCTGTACAGCTCGGCCCTCATGTACGGCGTGGGCTATGCGATGATTACGCGCGACAACAGCGGCCGCCCTGTCGCGCTCGACCTGCTCGACTACTACGACGTGGAGCCGAAGCTGGTGGGCAACGAGAAGGTGTACAGCGTGCAGGGCGTCGGCGTGGTTCGTCCGGAGAACATGCTGGAGCTGGCGAACATCATGCGCATGTCGCCGCTGCGCTTGCACCGGGAAAACCTGGGGCTGACAAAGGCCGCGCAGGATTTCGGGGCGGAGTACTTCGGCAACGGCGGACAGGCCACCGGCATCCTCAAGCCGAAGAACCCGCTGAAGCCGGAGCAGGTGGACACGCTGCGCAAGTCGTGGAAGCACGGCGGCCCTGGCGTCAAGTTCCTTGGCGTGGACATGGACTACCAAAGCATCCAGCTCCAGCCGGAGGAGGCGCAGTTCATCGAAACGCGCAAGTTCCAGGCGGAGGAGATTTGCCGCATTTTCAGCGTTCCGCCCGACCTGGTGCAGGTGCCAGGACAGTCGACCTTCAACAACGTCGAGCAGCAGCACATCCAGTTTGCCCGCCATACCATCCAGCCGTGGGCCGTCCGCCTGCAGCAGGAGGTGGATCGCAAGCTCATCGCCAGCTTTGACCGTCCTCAGGTCTACAGCCGACACGACATGACCGACCTGTACCGCGGCGACATGGCCGCTCGTGCTAACTTCTACACGCAGATGCTGCAGGCCGGGGTGCTGTCCATCAACGAGGCCCGCGCCAAGGAGGACCTGAACCCCGTCGCAGGCGGCGACATCCACACCGTCCAGGTGAATCAGATTGCCCTGTCGGAGTTCGGTGCATATTCGCAAAAAATAGCAAATGAAAACACAGGAAGCATTTGAGCAGGAGGTCCGCGCCCAGTATGGGGAGGCGGTAGAACTGCGCGTCAGCGAGGTCCGCGCGGCCTCCGATGACACCCTCACCGTCAGCGGCTACGCTGCCATGTTTGACGACATTACCGACCTCGGCTACTTCAAGGAGCGCATCGCCCGCGGAGCTTTCGACGGGGTGATGGAGGACGACGTCCGGCTGCTCATCAACCACACCGGCGTCCCGCTGGCACGTACCACCAACGGCACCCTCGACCTCGAGGTGGACGAGACCGGCCTGCGCTACACCGCGCGCCTGGCGGACACCACCGAAGGGCGCGACCTGTACAAGCTTATCAAGCGCGGCGACATCTCGCAGTCGAGTTTCGCCTTTACGATTGCAGAGGAGGACTACGACCGCAAGGCCAACCTGCGCACCATCACAAAGATGGGCAGCCTGCTCGACGTCAGCCCGGTCACTTATCCAGCTTACCCCACTACCACGGTGGCCGCACGCATGAAGGCGCAGCAGGAGGAGCGCTCCATCGACCCGGAGGACGAGGAGCTGCTCGACGACATCTTGGAAGCTATTGACGAAATCAAGGTAAAAATCGAAGAGGCCAAAGCCGTCGAGGAGCAGGAGGACGTCATGCCCGCCGCACCCGTAAATTCTGAACGCAGTACATTCGCACAAACTAAACCCCAGACCATGAACTTGAATGAATTGAAGGCGCTCCGCGCCAAGTACTACGAGGAGCACGTCGCCCTCGTGGAGAACCCTGACAAAGAAGGCCGCCAAATCACCGAAGCTGAAGAGCAGCGGTCCGAGTGGTTGGTTGCCGAGGTTGCATCTTTGGACAAGCGCATCAAGCACCGCGCCGACCACGAGAAGATGGTCGCCCGCATGGTGGGTGGTGAGGCTGTGAGCCGCGGCGAAGAGCGTGAAATCGAGAAGCTCAACGGCAAGTTCAGCCTGTCGCGCGCCGTCTTGACTGCAGCCAACGGCCGGTCCTTGGAAGGCATCGAGGCAGAATGGGCACAGGAGGCACAGCGTGAGATGCGGGCCCAGGGCTTGCAGGCTGTCGGCCAGGTGGCCATCCCGATGAAGGCGCTGTACCGCGCAGGTGCTGCCGACGCATTCGAGGCAGGCAGCGGCGATGGCTCCGGATTCGTAGCTACCAACGTCCCTGGCGCTATCGGCTCCCTCATCGCTCCGGCTGTCATCGAGCGGTTGGGCACGACTGTCATCAACGGAGCCACGGGCAACCTGAAGTTCCCACGCGTATCTGTCGCACCGGCCGGAACGGCTGAAGGCGAAGTCGACGCTAACGCAAACAGCGGCATGGAGATGGACGAGCTGACGCTCAGCCCGCAGCGCGTTTCTGCGAAGACCACCTACTCCAAGCAGCTCCTGCTCCAGGGCGGCGCAGCAGTGGACCTGGTTATCGCGCAGGAGTTGAACGCAGCCATGAACAAGTTCATCGACACGAAAGCCTTCGACACGCTCGACGGCGCTACGATGAACGACTTGAGCACGACCGCCGCAAACACGGTGATGAACGCCGCCCTCGCTGTGGCGATGGAAGCTGCTGTCCTCGCTGACGGAGCCGACCTCGCCAACTGCTTCTACGTCATGAGCCCCTACGCTTACCAGCTCGCCAAGAATGCGGCGCAGGTTTCGTCGGTTTCTGCTCTGTATGACCTCAGCACGAACACGTTCAACGGTTACCGCGCTGTCGCTACTCCGTACTTGACGGACATCAGCGCAACGGTTGGGCAGATGCTGTTCGGTAACTTCCAGCAGGGCGCTATCCTCGCCTACTTCGGAGGTATCGACCTGCTCGTCGACCCGTACAGCGCAGCAGGCAACGCGCAGATTGTCCTGCACGTCAACCGCTTCTTCGACTTCGACGTTCGCCAGGCGAACGCCCTCGCGAAGTGCAACGACGTTGCAGCGTCTTAATTGACCTGACACCATAGGCGAAGGCCCGGGGCACTCCCCCGGGCTTTCGTACTTTCGGGCCATGGTTACCACCGTCAAGGTCACGGGCACCCCGGTGCTCAACGACATCATCACCGTCGCGGACCTCAAGACCTTCTGCCGCGTAGACAGCGCCGACGAGGACACGCTGATGGACGCGCTGCGACAAACAGCTATATCATGGTGCGAGCAGTACTGCAGCATCCGCCTCGGCGACGTCGCAGCCATAGCCTACGCTGACGCGTGGGCGCCGCTCGGTATTAACGTTGGGCCGGTGCAGAGCATCACCTCAATCACGTACCTGTCGACGGCTAACACGACGCAGACGCTGGGGGCGAGCTACTACTACTCCGATCTCAACAGTCAAATCGCACGCATCCGTTTCGTCAATCCGCCGGACCTGTACGACGACGCCCTCAACCGGGTGCAGGTCAACTGCGTCATCGGCTACCCTGAGGCGTCCGTGCCGAAGCCTATCCTGCAGGCCATCCGTATCCTGGTGGGACACTTCTACGAAAACCGGCAGCAGGTCGTCACAGGCACCATCGCCACCGCCGTGCCGTTTGCGGTGGAGGCCCTGCTATCACCCTACCGACTGCTGCATCCATGAAGATAGGAACGCTTGACCGCCGCGTGGAGATTCAAAACTACGTGACCACGCGCGACACATGGAACTACCCTGTCGAAACATGGTCAACGCTGGCGGAGGTATGGGCGTCGCGCCGCGACCGGAGCAGCGGCGAAGTAACGGAGGTCATGAAATCGGTGCAGCTCAACCGCACCGAGTGGACGGTGCGCTACCGCTCCGACGTCGATACCACCATGCGCATCATGCACGACAGCACGTACTACTACATCGTGGGCATCGTGCAGATAGGCCGCAAAGAAGGTCTGCTGCTCATCACTGAACTGCGCGACTGATGGACATCAGGCCGAAGTCCAAGGTCATCAAGTCGCAGCTCGGCAGCTTCGGCTTCGACGGGCGCCAGCTGAAGGCCATCGAGGACGAGCTGATGAGCATGCCGCTGCGCTACCGCGCCAAGGCCATCATCGGCCCCATGAAGACCGCGCTCGGCATCACGAAACGCCAGGCGGCAGCTAACGCGCGAGCGAGCGCTCGGACAGGCAACCTCGCCAAAGCCATTCAAGTAGTGGAAGGGAAGGACAAGCGTTACACCTACGTCGTGCTGCGCGTCAATCCGAGGACCAGCTACTACCTACCGGCACCGGCGTGGATGGACCGCGGCCAGCCACAGCTGCAGCGCCCTATCAAGTACGCCCACCTCGTTGCCGGAGGCACAAAGCCAGGGCTGCGCACCAACCGCGAACTGCAGGACGGACGCCGCAAACACTTTACCGTACGCAACGAGGAGAGCGGCAAGGTGCACCGGCTGTCGCAGTGGCTGACCCCTAAGAAGCCAGGCATCCAACACCCCGGAACCCCGGCAAACAACTTCATCGAGGACGCTTGGACCATGACGCAGGACCAAGCGGAGGCCAAGTTTCGCGACATCGCCATCGACCGCATCCTCAAGTTCAAAAACAGGCAAGGCTTCAAATGATAAACCACATTATCGACATCCTCATCGAGGACGGTGCGACAGGTGCTATCACCACCAACAACCGCATCTTTCCGCTGGCTCGCTTGCAAGGCAGCGCCGTGCCTGCTGTAGTGGTGCAGCTGACAAACACCACGCCTGTCGACACACACGACGGGGTGGCCACCGTAGACGAACATACCGTCCAGGTGACGGCTATTGCCGAAACCCCCAAGGCATGCTACGACCTGGGCGAGGTGGTGCGTTTGGCGCTCGATGGCTACACGGGCGGAGACATCAGCAGCCTGCGCTTTGTCACGCAGGCCACGGACATCTTCGAGGCGGACGACCTGTTCACGATTACGATGCAGTTCGAGGTGGCGCTGAACCGCTCCGAGGTCAGCGTTCCCACCAGCGCAGCGGTAGGTAACGACCTTGAAATCCGCGGCGCGCTATACTATCAAGTGCGCGACATCGAGCTGGAGCATAATACCACCTACACCGTAGGCACCGCCGACTACTGCATCTTTGCCAACTATGCAGAAGCCCGCGACACAAAGACGGCCACGCTGCGCCTGCCTTCTGTGGCTGTGAATGAAGGCCGCGTCCTGCGCGTAAAGACAGGTTCCAACCTAAGCAACCAGCGCACACTTGTGCTCGAGCCAAACCCTAACGACGGCAGCACCATCGACGGAGCTGCATCGGCTACCATGGACCGCGACTACGACGGCATCACGCTGCTTTGCCACCTCGGCGAGTGGTACATCGTACAGCGCAAAAGCAAATAATTGACACTCCCTATCTTCACCAAAAATCTGAACCATCATGGCAACTACTGGAAAAGTCCGTTCTAACGCCATCGGCGTGTACATCTCCAACACCTCCCTGCCGGACGCAGGGCTCACGTACGTAGGCCCCACCTTTGGGGACGGCGCTACGGAAGACGACGACTTCGAGCTCATCGCCTGCGCGACCTCCGGCTCGTTCTCAGGCTCTATGGAAGTCATCGACGCGACGACCAAAGACAACGACGGCCAGCGCGAAATCCTGACCAGCGCCCTGTCGTGGTCTATGTCCTGCGACGGCCTCATCGACTACAGCACGGCAGCAGGCAGCAAGTCGGCCACCGAGCTCTTCGACCTGTGGAAGGCAAAGACGAAGGTGCGCATCGCATGGACCACCGGCGTAGACGGTGACGTCATGCTGTGGGGCGACGCCTACATCACCAGCTACGAGGAGACGGCCGGATTGAACGAGGTGGCCACCTACGCAGTCCAGTTTGAAGGCGACGGCTCCATTACGAAGTCAACTATCGACGACACGAACGTGGCATTCACGAACAACAACGACTAAGTCGCTGTAACTTCGGAGCATGACTAACACGCTCCGCGGACAATTCGACGTGAAGCTCGGGGGCGACCTCGAGCTTCCGTGTTTCCTGAACCTCCACGCCGTGAACCTCGTCTGCGAGGAGCACGACCTGAACCTCACAGGCTTCCAGCAGGCGCTGGCTGAGAAGCCTCTCAAGTTCCTGCCGCTCTTTATTTGGGCTGGGGTGCGGACCGCTGCTGTCTTAAACGACAGCGAGCTGCCTATCACCTTCGAGAAGTTCAGCGTGCTGTTTGGATCTACCGACTGGTCAGAAATCACCGAGAAGGTGGGCCTGGCTATGGCTCTTGACGCGCCAAAAAAAGCGACGGCTCGGGGCCAGCAGAAGAGCTAACGCTTCGAGCCCTGTACGTCGAAGCTCTGCGCCGCGGCCTCAAGCCGCCCGACTTCTGGTGTAGTACCT